GTCCCGGGGGCCATGCCTCTCCAAAGATTTCACTCCCCCCTCCCCCGCCACGTGTGACAGACTGCGGCCATGAGCATCGGCCGGCCGCCGGTCCCTGCGGCGCTGGCGGCGCTGCGAGGCAATCCGGGCAAGCGTCCCATCCGCGATGAGATCCAGCCCCGCCTCGCCTCCACGCGCGCGCCGGCCGACCTGCCTGAAGCGGCGGCGCGGATCTGGGCGGAATTCGCGGGACCGCTCCGCCGGCTGCGACTCTTCACGATCCTCGACCGTCGCGCGCTGGCGACCGCGTGTCGGCTGCAGGCGCTCGGCGAGCAGCTCATCGGAGTGGCCGAGACGACGCCGACGCGATCGATCCGCGGTCACGAATCCGCGATGACACCGGAATTCCGTGCGGCACTCCAGGCGCTGGAGGCGGCGGATCGGATCTGGGCGCGCTTCGGCGTCACGCCGACGGAGCGCGCTCGTCTTCACCCGCCGCCGGCCAATGTCGCAACTCCGCTCGCAGATTTCCTCGCGCGCAAGCCGCGCTCGACTCTGACGCGAGCTCACATCAGCACGACGAATGATCACCCACGATGATCACGATCCCGCGACGGCGTACGCGCGCGCGGTGATCGACGGGCGCATCGTCGCAGGAGAGCCCGTGCGGCAGGCGTGCGCACGGCATCTCCGCGATCTCGACGAGGGATCGGCGCGCGGGCTCGACTGGGATGTCCGCGCCGCGCAGCATGCGCTGGATTTCTTCCCGCGGTTCCTCCGTCTCGCGGAAGGCGCACATGCGGGCGCACCGTTCCGGCTCCAGCCGTGGCAGCAATTCATCGTCGGCTCGCTGTTTGGATGGCGCGGTGGCGATGGGCATCGCCGATTCCGTCGAGCGTACATCGAGGTCGCCAAGGGCAACGGGAAGACGCCCCTCGCGGCCGGCATCGGACTCTACGGTCTGATCGCGGACGACGAGCCCGGCGCGGAAATCTACTGCGCCGCCGTCTCGCGCGATCAAGCGCACATCGCCTTCCGCGACTGTCGCGCGATGGCCGAAGGCTCGCCTGATCTCGCGGCTCGGCTCACGATCGAGACGCACAACATCGCGGACGTGACGACGCGATCGTTTCTTCGCCCGGTGTCATCTGAGGCGCGGAGTCTCGACGGGAAGCGCGTCCACATGGCACTCATCGACGAGGTGCATGAGCACCCGAATTCTCTGGTCGTCGAGAAGATGCGCGCGGGGACGAAGGGGCGCCGGCAAGCGTTGATCGTCGAGATCACCAATGCGGGATACGACCGACATTCGGTCTGCTGGCAACACCACGACTACTCGATCAAACTGGTGGCCGGCGCGATGCAGAACGATGCGTGGTTCGCGTACGTGGCGGCGCTCGATCCGGGCGACGCCTGGGAGACTGACGAAACGTGCTGGATCAAGGCGAACCCGAATCTCGGCGTGTCGATCACGCCCGCGTATCTCCGCGAGCAGGTCAGGGAGACCGCCGGACTGCCCGCGAAACGAAACCTCGTCGCGCGACTCAATTTCTGCGAGTGGACCGAAGGCGTCACGCGATGGCTCGACCTCGAGCGATGGGATGCCTGCGGAGGTCACGACCGCGCCACGGCGCTCGAGGGGCGACGGATCTGGCTGGGACTCGATCTCGCCTCGACGACGGACCTCACCGCCCTGGTCGCGATCGCACCGGAGTCGGATGGAGACACCGAGACGTACATCGTCCGCGCCGAGTGTTTTGTTCCAGAAGACTCCGCTCGCGAACGGATCCGCACGGATCGCGTGCCCTATGATCAATGGGCACGGGAAGGGTGGATCACCTTGACGCCGGGCAATGTGATCGACGATCGCGCGATCGAGGCGCGGATTCACGACTGGGCCGAGCGCGCCGAGATCGTCGAGGTCGCCTATGATCCATGGAACGCGACGGCATTGGTCACCCGACTCGTGGAAGCCGGCGTCCCGTGCGTGCCGATTCGCCAAGGCTGGTCATCGCTGACGGGTCCGACCAAGCTCCTCGAGACCCTTGTCCAGTCCGGTCGCCTCCGGCATGATGGCAATCCGGTGCTCCGCTGGTGCGCGGCGAATGTGGTGACGGAGGAGGACGCGGCAGGAAACATCAAGCCGAGCAAGGCGCGGAGCACGGAGTGCATCGATGCGATCGTCGCGCTGATCACGGCTCTGGCGCGTGCGATGGTGCGGACGGCGCCCGAGCGATCGCGGTATGAAGACCCCGATGCCGAGCTGCTCGTCGTCTGATGCAGAGGCAGAGGCTGATGCCGATCCGCTGGGATCAGGCGCCCTGGTCGGTGAGTCTCCACATCCTGCGATACTGTTATTGCCTCATCGGACACTCTCCGCAGATGTCTCCAGAGATCAGGAGGCTGGCGACTGAGATGCTCCGAGAGCCCATCGTGAGCAGCGAGCGACACAACGCATTGCTCGCGGCCATGGACTGTCATTGTCTCGATGGCCGCGCGATCCCGAATGCGCCGCTCGTGCCCGAGGCGATTCTCCATCTTCTCTCTCACGTCTGTCACATCATCGCTCAAGCTCATCATCAGGACCTCGCGCGATGACTCCGTGGTGTCGCGATCTGATTGGGCTCTCCGGGCTGGCCCTCCTCGGAGCCGGACTGTGGCTCGAGCCTGCCCTGGCGCTTGCCGTGCTCGGGCTTGCCCTCCTGGCGATCGCGGTGCTCCGCGCGTGATCTTCGATCGCTTGACCTGGCCGCGGCCTCGCGCGACCTATCACCCCTGGGATGATTTCTGGTTTCAGAAAGATCCCAGGTTCGGGTCCGTGACCTCGAGCGGAGTGGCGGTTGGGTCCGAGACCATGCTCCGCGTCTCCGCGGTCGTGGCGGGTGTTCGGTTGATCGCCGATGTCCTGGCCATGATGCCGCTCGTGCTCTACCGTCGGACGGGAGAGAATGCTCGCGCGCGCGCGCGAGATGATCCTCTGTGGTCGATCCTTCACGATCGCGCGAACGAATGGCAGTCCGCTCCCGAATTCATCGCGATGATGACGGCCCACGCCGTGTTGTGGGGCGCGGGCTATGCCGAGATTCGTCGCTCCCCGCGCGGGATCATCGAGGCCTTGTGGCCGATTCATCCCGATGCCGTGACGCCAACGCAGCTCCCGACGAAGCGACTCGTGTTCGCGGTCCGCGAGCAGGAGGGCGGGATGACGCGGACGCGGACGCTGAGCCAGGATGACATGTTCCGGATCTCGTTCCTCGGGCTTCATCCATTTCTCCCGCTCAATCTGATGCAGCTCGCGCGAGAGAGCGTCGGGCTGTGGCTGGCCATGGAAGGGCATGGCGCGCGATTCTTTGCTCACGGCGCGCGTCCGGGCGGCGCGATCCGACATCCGAAGACGCTCAACGCGGAGGCACGCGAGCGGATTCGCAAGGGTGTGGATTCCGTGTTCGGTGGCCTGCTCGGACATCACGGGACGATGGTGCTCGACGAGGGCATGGAGTATCAGACCTTCGCCAGCACAGCGCGGGATTCACAACTGCTCGAAGAGCGGGAATTCCAGGTGCGGGATATCGCGCGCTGGTTGAACATCCCGGAGCACCTGCTCAAGACCAGCAAGCAACCGACCTTCGCCTCGATCGAGGCCTTTGGTCGCGAGTTCGTCGATTACACGCTCGGCCCGCCGGCGACGCGATGGGAGAAGGCGATCCAGCGCGACCTCATCGCGGCCGATGATCTCTATGCGGAGTTCCTGTTCGATCGTCTGCTCCGGGGCTCGACCCTAGAGCGCGCGCAGACCTATGCGATCCTCGTCACGAATGGGATCATGACGCGGAACGAGGCGCGGATGCGAGAGAATCTCTCGCCGCTCGACGGACTCGACGATCCGCTGACGCCGCTCAATCTCGATCGCGGAACTCCGCCGGCTGCGCGCGTGGACCCCGTGCCGGAGTTGGCGCGTGCCCTCGTGCATCGTGAGGTCGAGCTGATCCGCCGGCAAGCGACGCCGAAGCACCTCGCCGACGTGACCGGATGGCGGACCTGGGTCGATGGATTCTACGCGCGCCACGCGGCGTATCTCTCCGAGAGGCTCGGACTGGACCTGGCCGCCACGCGACAGTTTGCACAGCATCGACGCGCGGAATTGCTGGCGCGAGGGCTCGACGTGCTCGACGAGTGGATGCGCGAGGGCGGATCACTCCTGTGCGCAATGCTCCGTATGGATGGAGACCACCATGCCCATGCCGCGACCGCGTGACGGCGAGTCTCATGACGACTTCCTGGATCGCTGCATGGGGGATCAGACGATGATGGACGAATTCCCGGACGGCGTGCAGCGACGCGCGGTCTGCGAATCGCAATGGGAGACCGGAGGACAGGCGACCATGACCCACTATCCGCGCGTGCTGGCCTTCATCCGCGAACACCCGTGGGCGATCTTGCCCGAGCGTCTCGATGCGATCCTGGGATTCCTCCGCCTCCGGGCCGAGGGCGGGCGATTCACGGCCGATGAGATTGCCCAGCGCATCGGCGCGACCGGCAAGCGTGGATCACGGCCGCTCGGGGCCGTGGCGGTGCTGGCCGTCCATGGGGTCCTGACGCATCGCGCGGACCTGATGACCGACGTGAGCGGCGTGACCTCGACGGAACGGCTCAAGGCCCAGCTCATCGAGGCCCGGGCGAATCCCGCCGTGGGACGGATCGTCCTCGACGTCGACTCGCCGGGCGGATCCGTGTTCGGCGTCCAGGAGCTCGCCGACGAGGTGTTCGCCACGCGGGGCCGCAAGCCCATCGTGGCGATCGCCAACAGCATGGCGGCGAGCGCGGCCTACTGGATCGCCAGCCAGGCCGATGAGGTCATCGTGACCCCATCGGGAGAGGTCGGCTCCATCGGCGTGCTCGCGGTCCATGAGGACCTGAGCCGGGCCCTCGATCAGCGTGGGATCACGACGACGATCATTGCGGCCGGTCGATTCAAGGGCGAGGGCACGACGCTCACTCCGCTGGCCGAGACCGCGAAGGCCGCCCTGCAAGCCCGGGTCGATGAGTACTACGCCGCATTCGTCCGCGCGGTCGCTCGGGGCCGTGGCGTGGCGCAGCGAGCCGTGCGAGAGGGCTTCGGCGAGGGACGCATGGTCGGGGCGGCCGAGGCGCTCACCGAGGGGATGGTCGATCGGATCGAGACGGCGGACGCGCTGCTCGCGCGCATCTCGGCGGGAATCACTGCACTCGCGGACGCGACCGCCGACGATGATCGCCGCCGGCGCCGCCTCCGATTGGCCGCACACAAACTCTTGACGTCGGCTCGTCCGATGTCGTAATCTCCTCGACCGAGAGATCGTGAGCCTCACCGCTGACCGGGGCGCTACGGCGCCGGCGGCGGGAACGAGGACGCGGAAGAACCCGCGACTACGGCGCGGGTGCCCGCACGATGGATTTCGATGTGATCGCATCGAATCCCGCGGGCATCCGCGCCGTTCGTGTTCTTCGCGGGGGCGGCGCCCGGCTGGGATCGACGGACAAAGGAGCCGCCACATGGCCAACCGGTACGCCACCATCCTCCAGCAGCGCGCCGCACTCATCGCCGAGAGTGAGGCGCTGTTCGCGGCGGCCGACGCCGCCGGCGGCCCCCTGAGCGCCGAGGCGAAAGCGCGTGACGATGCCATCGCGGGTCAGCTTGCGGAGCTCGATCAGGAGATCGCGCGGTGGCAGCGCCAGCACGAGCGAGAGCGCACGGCCGGCGCCGCACAGATCGCCGACCAGGCCGCCGCCGATCCCGCCGATCGAGAGTTCCGCTCGCTCGGCGAATTCCTCCAGGCCGTCGCGTGCGTCTCCACGCCGGGCATCGCATCCCAGTTCGGCGCTCGGGCGCCCCTCCTCCGGGACAAGCTTGCGGCCTACCAGGCCGCCGCCTCCGGCATGTCGGTCGGCAGTCCGGCCGACGGCGGCCACCTGGTCCGGCTCGACTGGTCCACCGCGATGCTCGCCCGGGCCCGCGAGGCATCCGTCCTGCTCGGGCGGACCACGCAGATCCCCGTGGGACCTGACTTCGACGGACTGGAGTATCCCTACATCGATGAGACGAGTCGCGCGACTGGATCTCGGTGGG